TTGAAACCCTTCTTTCGGTGCATAACACCGTCAAAGCGCTCCCCCAGTGTCAGAAACTCAGGAATCACAACATTCCCTTTGCACGCGAGCTCTTTCAAGAGACAAAGTGCGTTCTCGTACATTTCCGGATCACGATACAATGCAATTTCATTGAGTATTCCTTGATAAACACTCAACAACTGCTTGTTTTCGTTGGCATCCTTCCAATAGTACGAGATCGCGTCGATTGACTCCTTCTTGAGAACCGGGGCGTACAATCCCGATTCAACATCCAGTCGAAAACCGCGAGAGAGAAAACTTGCACTCTCGAGATCAATCAACTGCATCCCACCAGTCTTCGTACCATTGCTACATGTGTAGCCGTGGCGCTCAAGACTGTCGCGAAGCTTGTTCAGTTCTTCATTGTTCATTGTTGTCGCACCAAGACCATCATCACACATTGTGCAGTAGTTACCCTCAACCAAGTCGAGGAAACCACGCACATACGTGTCATAGCCACGTGCTTCAGCAATGCCGGCTGACACCGCAAACAATTGATCCGTTCCACCAAAGAACGTTGTTCCAAATCGCCCAGACGGATTAATCTGCCCAAGCAGAACCAACAATGCCCCAATCGCACCATGCAAATTTGTGTCCCACACATTCTTGAAGGTGCGATAGTCATCACTTGCGAGCGCAAATGCTTCACACACATATTCCATCAACCGAACCGTCACATCATGACGACTGAAGTCAATATCAAACAATGTGCGTCCACGCAATGCGTTCGCCCACCTTTGCCACTCTTCTCCATTTGGCGCTAAACCAACACCCAACATTGTTGCAATCGGATTGCGAACAATAGTTCGGTGTATCCAATGGTAATAGCGCCTGTGCAGAAACACAATGGCAATCGGGCACGCGTAGAACAAACGCGCTCGTTTCACTTTTCGATTCTTCACAACACGCTTCTCATCTTTCAAAGAAAGACGATACAAACGTTCGTCAATGGGCATCACCTCCATAATCGACTTCCCGGCTTGCACCTGGGCGTCAATGTTAGTGATGTAATTGTAGAATGCTGGGTCAAACTGCACCTCTCCCGTGCTCAAAACTGTCCAGAAATCTTTCTTTCGAGATTTCTTCCATGGATTGATCCCTGCAGACGTCTCCGGATCCAGCGGACCCAAGAGACCGTCTGAGGTTCCAAGGACAACTTCTCGCCACGAGATTGGTCGTTTATCAACACCCTCAGCGTGCTTCCGAAACCAGTCAGCATAGAATCTGACCAATTCCAGCATCTTCTCCTTGTCGTACTTCTCGACAGGCTTCATCTTCTCGATTGCAATTAGGTTCACACCTTCAAGCATCGGATCAACTAAACCTTTCTTATCGTCCGACAATTGCGGTCCAAGAACCGCCGGCACCTTAAACACAGTCGACTTCGTCACACGACGCGCGAAATCTTCTGGGGTAAGGTGCGGATTGGGTCGCAAACGCGTTTGTCTCTCAACAAGTGGTGCGTTCGCGACTGTAGCTCCAACTATGACATTGGACGCTGCGAACTTCGAATCAGTCAAAGCAAGATACAGGGGCGCCTGTAACTCGTTTCGCTTCTCCTGATCAAAGTAAGTCAACGTCTCTCGGTCAATCGATGTCGCGTACAATTGTGTGTAGTCATCACTGCGCGCACCAGCACAGTGAATTCCCACAATCTTTCCCGTCTCAACAGAAATCAAAGGAACACCACAAATACCATTGTATGACCCTCTCCCATACGAAAGGAGCGCGGTCGCAGTGGTAAATTGTTTTCCCTCAGCACCAACGTACTTGATTGCACCATGTGAGGTCACGAACAACTCCGTGATCCTCCCAACGCAATCAGGCATGAGTGCCGGCGAGCCCGCTA